CGTATCGAAACTCGCACACCTGTTCGTGCGTGTCTAAGCGTGCTTCAACTGGTGTCATGGTGCTGTCTCAGTAGGCGCTGGCGTTGATGCTGCTGCCTGTGCATCCGCAAGTGCTTGTGCTTCAGCGGCCTGCGCCGCTACTGCCGCATCATGTGCCGCTTGTTCTTCAGGTGTGTACTCAACTTGAGTGGTCACGCCTGTCTCTACATTTACTACGATTCTGTGTGTCATTTTTTATCCTTCATACATGATGTTGATTGAACCAGCGTCAAATAAATCTGTTCCGTTGACAGTTGTGATGCGTACTCTGTCAAGAGTGCCACCAAGCGTAACTGTTCCATTATTTATGAATGCAACATTGTTGTTGTTAGTAGTTCCTAAACCACCAGAGCCGACATATATATTTGAGCCAACCAAAAAAATTGTGTATGCGCCAGAATAGCTATTCGCTGCAACCATAGCTTGTGACTGTATAAATCCCGCTGTGGAATATGTCATTTGAGCAATAATTGCCCCTGACCCAGCACCATATCCAGATGTCGTTAAAGAGCCAGAACCTATCTGGATTAAATAATTTGATGTTCCGCTACTGCTAACGCTACTAAACATCACAGTAATCCGCTTCACCCATGCAGGGATGCTTGTGAAGTCAATGCTTGTACCTGATGTGCTGGCAACAGCAGTGCCAGAGGTAATCCCCAGTACCGCACCTGAGTTGATCGTGACGCTTGCTGAACCATTGATGACTGTGCTCATTTTTTATCCTTCATATATGATATTTACGCTACCGGCATCGAAAGTATCCGTTCCATTTACGGTGGTGATGCGTACAGCGGTAAGTGCTGCGGCAAGCGCAACGCTTGACCCTGCAATATAGAGTTGATCGTTAACGCTATCGCCCAAAGTGCCTGTCATGCTGTATGTGTTGCCGGTCAATAAAGTGATGACAACCTGACCATGCGTAATAGAAGCGGCAGAGTTAACCCTTAAAAACAAACCCGCAGTGCTTCTGGCAGTGGTAACAGATGCCGCCGCAACTTGTGACCCAGAGCCTGCGTATCCAGATGTCGTGTAGGTTGTTGAGCCTGTACCAAGCTGAACCAAATAATTTGATGTTCCGCTGGTTGAGACACCGCTGAAATTGATCGTAATACGCTCTACCCATGCAGGTAGTGCTGTGAAGCTAATTGATGTCCCACTTGTAGACGCAACAGAAGTACCAGCAGCTATTCTCTGCAACTGCGCCCGTGACGCATTGCTGTCAGTCCCAAAGAATTGACCGTTGTATTCAAGGTTGCCAGCGGCTGCTGTACCAATCAGCGTGTCAGAAGTTAAAACAAGTATTGACATGATTAGCCCTCGTAAAGAATGTTGACAGAGCCAGCATCAAAAAATTGAGTTCCATCAATATAAAGACGGACTCTATCTAAAAGACCACCTAAAGTTACAGAACCGCCAGATATTAAATTGTTTACTGAATTTGATAGTCCACCAGAAAAAGATGCGGTGTATTTGAATGTGCTTGCGTCTACCAAATTTATCGTCATGACGCCATGGATAATATTTGCCGCAGCCGCAGATTGAATTCCAAATCCGGTTGTAAAGTTTGTGCCAGCAGTTGATGATGTACTTGATGTTGTACCTACTCCAAGATAACCAGAAGTTGTATAACTACCAGAGCCAATTTGCACCAAAGGAGTTCCAGTGCTATTTGCGCTTACACCATTAAAACTTACCGTTATTTTTTTCACCCAAGATGGTATTGATGTGAAATCTGGAGCAGTCTGATTAGTAAGCGTAATTGCTGTCCCCAATGTATTGACAGCATTTGTCGCAGTGGCGGCTTGAAGCGTCAGCGTATTTGTACCAGCAACAGCAGGCGCTGATACTGTCACAGCCCCGCTGGTGTCTCCTGAAATAATTACTGATGACATATTTTTCCTTTAGGTCTACAAAACCACCCACCTTGCACCACTTGGAATGGTGACGGTGATGCCGCTGTTAATGGTGATAGGGCCAACACTGTGTGCGTTGTTGGAAGAGCTGAGTGTGTAGTTTGTGGTCACGGTGAGCGTGTTCTCATAGAACACCGTATCAGCACCGCCACCAGTTGCACCGCCACCCACTGAAGACCACACAGTGCCGTTATAGCCTTCAAACTTGCCGAGTGTGGTGTTGTATCGGAGTTGACCGGCTGCCGGAGAGCCTGGCCGCTGTGCCGTAGTGCCTGACGCAATCTTGATGGCATCGGTTGCCGAGACAGTGAATGTGCCAGAGACAGATGCTGTGCCTGCCACCGCCAATGTCTTGCCTGAACCAATTTTCAAACCAACTGATGTGCCAGTACCGTCTGCGGCAAACACCGCATCAATGGTGTCTAAGTCGGTATTGACTTTTGTGCCCCATGTGTCTGTTGACGCGCCAACTTCTGGCTTTGTCAGCAATAGATTTGTGGTGGTTGTATCTGCCATCTGTACCCCTTACGCGGCTTCTTGCCAAGTGATTGAATTGTCTGCTAAATCAGACCAGTTTTCTGAGGTGTCTGAAACTGGTGTCCAAGATTCCGAGGAATCAGGCACTACGCCCCATCCATATCCAGTTATTGTGCCAACCGATCCAGCCGCGTCAACGCCACTGATCGACACCATGACAGACATACTGAAACCGATTGTGCCAACTTCGCCTGTACCTTCAACGCCTGTGATGTCTTGAAGTGTGAGAACCGCACCGATCACCGTTCCAACACCACCAGTGGCTGCATTGCCTGTGATGATGGGTGAAACAAATAGCGAGTTGACAGCGCCAGTGGCTGAATTGCCGCTGATGGCCACAGTCCTGTTGATGCCAACTGTGCCTACATTGCCGGTGGCAATCGTGCCATCTTCTTGAATGGAAACATTGGTCAGCAGAGTGCCAATGGCAGCAGTGGCTGAATTGCCACTGATGACAACATTGCCTATGCCATATACGCCCTTGCCGTAATAGCCTGTTCCATAAGCAGCCATGCCGCTGCTCCTCGGTTAAGCCAACCGGATCAGGCCGGTGCTTGCGTCATTGGTGGGCATGGTCAGCGTGAATGTCCCAGCAGTCACGGTCTGACTGCCAAATGTATGAACGCTAACCGCTTTGTCGGACTGACTTGAGTTATAGATCAACACGCAATCAAATGCGGTTGACAAGGTAACTGCGGCGTATGTGATGCTGGCGCTTGGTGTGACAAACGCTGTCGTGCCACTGGTGCTCGGTGCAGTGCCAAATGTGACGGTGACACCACCTGCGGTATAGCCTGTGCCGGAAACCTCTCCAGTGGCCGTATATGCGGTTGTAGAGGCATTGATGGTGGCACTATCCAAGTACAAAGCCGCCTTGAAAGTGTCAGCGGCAGTTGATGCACGCACAACACCTGTGCCGAAATTGTGAATGCCGGTCAGCAAATCACCTTTGAAACTGGTACACATGGCCTGAGTGTTACTCATGGTCTATTCCTTATCCAATTGCCGCCGCAAGCCCATCGGCTGCGACATTTTGTTTCAACACAACATGGACTGATCTGTGTACCAGTTCGTCATCCAAACGATATTCAACCCAACTGATGATCTCTTTGTCGTTCTCAATCGAACCCTCAGACTTGTGCAACAAGGACTCATCCATGTTGCCTTTGGTGGTGGTGATCATCATCCGAATGTCCTTGCACGCGCCAAGATTGCGCCGCCAGAAGTTGAGCCACGATCATCAGCAATCTGCAACTGCTCTAAGCCAGCGGCATACAACGATGACCACACAGTGATTCTCGCATCGTCTTGCAAGTATGGCGCAGCCTGTAAAAGTGCGCCGTACAAATAAACATCAGGCGCTTGTGTCAGCAGCCAGTTTGTAGCGACAGTCGATGACAACTTTGTTAACTTTGCGTAATAGACCAGCTCTGCTGTGTATGCGCCATCAGGTATCGGCAACAGTCTGAATTGGTTGCCCACCACACTGAAATACAGTGGCTTGCCGCTGGACAAGTAGGTGGTGTTGGAGAGCGAATCCATGGCATCAATCGTCTGAAATGTCAGATTGGTCACTGGATTGGTGTTGAGCTTGATGGCCTTGGCTTCCAAGAAGTCATCAGGCACTGTGCCGTACTCAGCAGCCGCTGCAAAGGATGCAGTGGCACGCACAATCATCTGTCGTGTGCGTAGCTGTCTCTCAATCTGTGCCTCGGCCAGACTGATGAAGTCAGGAATAACTGAAGTCAGATCGGACCGATTAAGCCAATCGGCCAGCGATGTCTTCAATTCTGTGTAGGTGCTCAGTGCCATTTAGACTGCCTCTTTTTCGAGCTGTTCCTTCATCACCCAAGTGTGTTCATGTCGGAATTCAAATGTGCCAATGTGTCCGATCTCTTTCGAGACATCATGGTCAATATACACCTTGAAGCCCAGCTCCTGCGCCTTCTTGCAGAAGAAGACATCCTCGCCCATGTAGCCACGGTTGTCATACTGCCACGGCATATCAAACCACGGCTCAGACATTCCCTGAAACACTTCGCGCTTGATTAGCATCACGCCAGTGCCAACAGAGCCGATTTCCTCCAAACCAGTGGATTCAGGCATGGTGTAGACAGGCTGACGCTTGCCGTTCTCATCGTAGTTCTGCGCTGTTGGACCTGTCGGCATTCTGCGTCTGGCGCAGTTGGCCGCCACGATGTCCACATCATGCGCCAGCAAACGCTGAATCATGTCTTGTGGAAAAGTCATGTCGGAGTCAATGAAAAGGATATGGCTGCAACCTTCACGCATTGCGTCCAGACACAAATCAGCACGCTGGTTTTGAATCAGCGTGCCTTGCAGTATCTTGAGGCTCACAGCGTCAGTGGTGTTGAGCGTGTGATACGCAACCATATTGACCATGCAATATGTGTAGTTGGTGTGAACCATGTCACGCGCTGGCGTGCAGACTGCGATGTATTTCATACTTTTCCTGGTCTTACTCTGAAAAATTGATTGTCACTGTCGTTGAGCCAACGCTTCGTCTATTCAGGATCATCAATCTTGCCCTCGGCCTTCAAATGAAAGTAAACCGACTCAGGA